ACACGATCGTAAAATGGTCCACCGAGGCTGTATCGCAGATAGCCGCTGGCATCGTCAAGATATTTCCAACAACTGGCATCTATGCACATGGTGTGGAATCCCAGTCTACGCTGTTCTGGTATGATTTGTTTTCGTAATGTGATATTACGACCGCCTGTGTTGGTGGTAGCCCAACCTAAAATCACAGCCAATCGACTGGGTGTATATCTGTGTTCCCATTCCACCGTGACTGTGTGCCCAGTTGCTCGCACACCTTCAGCAAAACTCTCCAAGCATTGGATTTTTCTAGAATGTTTTTGTGGATTGGCCACACTGCTGATGTAAACTACTACGTCAACCACCCTGTAATATTCTCCATGCTGTGCCATCACGCATTTCTGCTTCGGTGAATTGACAATATGCTATGTGTCTAGCCCATGCTGAGATTTCGTCAAGACTTGGTGTTTTGACATTTTCTATTTCCGAAATAGCAGTGCTACAAATTGCCGAAGCAGCATTGGGTCCAAGGGTAATAGCAGGTTTGCCGTGCAGTATGGCTTCGCCGGCTGCAATACTGGAATAAGTTATCAAACAATATATGTCTTGGTCCAGGGCCATTTCTATGGTGTCATCGTTGACTCTGGTACTGCGTCCTTGCTTGCGGCGTATAACCACTTCTCTGTCGGTGTGGGCACCAATTTCGCTTAGAGTTTGTTCTAACCATGTTTCAAGATCTATATTGTAAAGATTCAACAGTTTTTGACTGGGTGGTGCCAAGAGTATTCGACTGCCGTCGGCACGTACCTTTTTTATTTTGACTCCGGTGCAATCGAGTCTGTCACTGGGACGTTCTACAATAGGACCAAAATTTTGCACATTGTTTTTTGTGATTCTATGATATAATTTTTTCTTGCCATTGCCAAAATAGCCAGTGTCAATGTAATAAAAGTCTTTGCCTGTGGCACGACAAGCATCCATTTGTTTGCGTTTGGTAATGCCACGTAGTACCACAGGAGTAGGAGTTGTTTCAGTTTTACTCCATGTGGTTATTTGGCCTCCGCAGCCACGCACAAAACTTTCTAATATAGGATCGTACATATATCCTTTTCTTTCATATCTGTATTCACTGTCAATAGCATGTATGGCATTGGTATCCAAAGCACGAATCTTTGACACAATAGTATCAAGGGTTATACCATAGTATTCGCCAGCCGGATCTGCTCTGTATCTTATTATATTATAAAATATTTCTTTTATTTCAGGTAGCAGTAGGTCAAATTCGTGTTGTTCTGGTTGTACTAGTTCTTCATCATCCATATTATTTTCTTTGTTCACAGTAGGTAGTTAACATTCGTTCACCGTGCCATTCGTTGCAAAAACTTCCACGAGCAGCAAATTCATGAAAGCAAGGTGTGCCCAAGGTATAGTGTACTAGTTTGGCATTGGGGTTCCAGTCGTATTCAACATCCAGCCAGTTCCATTCTGGAGGTAGTTCTCCAATGCGTTCATCATCAATCCAGGTAAATCTATGCAGTTCTGCGCCTGTTGAATTTTGTATAAACTCAGGTGTGAGCTTGCGATTTGGGAAACTGTTGCAGTTCCACAAGATCACACTTGACCAGTTCTTGCGTGGATAATCTTCGTTCTTACTGCCAAGATACTTTTCAGTCATGCGTGTTTTGTAGTCATGTTTGACCACCATGACATCCTTGGCAAGATTTTTACACTCCCATAACTCCACAATATCCCCACGCAAGATCATATCACCGTCAATGAATATTGCCCATCCATGATAATCCATCAAGTGTGGTACAAGAAAGCGGCTGTAGATAAATTGATTTGAACCATCAGTGTGTGTTTCATCGTAGTCTTGAAACAGGTTCAATGCCACAGGTATGATAGCAACAGGTTGGCTGGCATGCCTAATAATGCTGTTCACGCATGTGTGATATGCTATGGCTTCTCTAGGATCATATCCTACAAATACAGGAATAGGTTTCATCTGCGTTCGATATCTTCCTCAACACAACGGTCGCCGTATTGTATTTCAATCAACTTTAGTGGTTGATCAGTTTCATTACACAGTTGATGCCATTCATTGATGTTGATAAAAGTGTGTTCGTGCATGACAAGACTGCATTTGACTTCCTGGTCGGTGCTGGCTTGATCCAAAGTATACACAGTGGCTTCTCCCTCAGCCACAAACCAAAATTCTGCACGACTGTCATGGCGTTGCATGCTCAAACATTGTTTGGGCATCACAGTGAGTTCTTTGAGTTTGGTATTGGCGCCTACTTCGTGTAGCACACGATAATATCCCCAGGCTCGATCAGTTCGCGGTGTCTTCCATTCTATAAGTATCCATGAACTTGAATTCATTTTGTTTTCGCCACCTACACCAAATTGGAAGTCTACATCATCAAACACCATTTCTGGTATGTTGTCTGCTGTGCGATCACCGCCATTGGCAAATATAAATTGGGATCTGGGCATGGTATAATATGTACGAGCAACACGTATAGCATCTATGGCTGTGTTATCAGCGTCATCAAACTCAATTACTTTGTCTACCATGCGTAGATTTTCAATGATGGCACGCCGTTCTGCCATGGGCATGAATGGGCGACCTTTTTTGCGTGTGAGCCACGCATCGGAGTTGATACCAACCACTAGTCTATCGCCCAGGGCTCGGGCTGCTTCAAAATAAGCAATGTGCCCAGAATGTAGTGGATCAAATCCACCTGTGACTATTACAATTTTCATGTGAATATTTAACTGACATGACTCATGCACCACCAAAAAGCTGTCCAGGCTTCAATGAAGAATATTAGCAAAAAGAATTCTATTTCTTCCAAATCTCTTTGCCAGCGTTCTTGATTGGTCATGTTAGACTGTAATATCTTCCATACCTGCTGTGCGCAGTCGCACCACGTGACCCATTTGCCATTGCTTGGTATCCAAACCCTTCATGATACCCAGCCAACGATTACGTAACAGTGCTACTTCGTTGATGATGGTTTCAAAGTCCACAACTTCTTCTTCACCGTCCACGTACTTTTCAGCATCACGTGCTGTCAGCGCACGAGCATAACCTTCCAAGTACTTTTTGAAATGTTTGGTGCGTATTTTGCGCAGTTGAATGTTGAGAAAGTTCAACACCGCTTCGATCTCTTGTAATTGATTGAACCTGTGCTCGGTAATGCCCGGTAGTGCAGTGATGTTCTTCTCTACCAGGCCACCAATCTTGCAGTCACGCTTGGCATCCGTTAACTCTGACTCAAAGTGTGCAATGAAGTCAGGTATGTTGCCAAGATCTGCTACTACTTTACTGTACCACATGGATATCCAACCATTCTAAAAAACTTGATGGGTAAATGCTCAGGTCAAGATGTCTACGAGCAGCATATTCTTTTAAAAATTCTGACATTTGTTGCCGTTGTGTTTCACTGGGATCGGCCTGTATGGACTGTGTAATCTGAGTCCGATAATGATCAGGCAACGATTGAATGTCTTGTATGATCTGTTGTTTGGTACTTGGGTCCAATACATATGGAGCCATCATGCCGGGCTGATGTGCAAAAACCAAACCTATACGGCAATTGGCAAATTGTCTTATAAAAGATGCCAAATCAATCACTGTTAAATTGGTAATGCATGTGCTGAATCTAAATTCAATCTGCGAATCAATCAATACTTTTATTTTTTCTAAAAAATCATGCCACTGACTACCAAACCTATTGAACTCATAAAATTTATCTGTACATTCTGCACTGACCGATATCATGGCATTGGGTACTTGTTTAATTCGATCTAACATTCTTGTAAATCTTTTATAATCCACTCCCATGCCGGTGTATATGTTAATTTTTGCTGAACCGTCTGACACTGCTTCTATTATGTCAAACAGTTGATTGTCAAGCAATGGCTCACCACCTGTTATAACTATTTCTTCAAGTTTTTTGCTGAAGTTTTTTATTTCATACAACAACTGTTGAAAACGATCAGTGTTTTTAACTTCATTCTGACTTATTTTAAACATCAATTTGTCACGGTCCGTGAGTTTGTATCTTTCATTGACGTCAACATTGTATTGACCATTGTTAAACAAGTCTCTTCGCCAAGCACTGCTGTATTCTTTACAACAATAAGAGCAAGACAAGTTGCAATTGTCATTTAGTTTTATTTCTAATATTTCGGGTTGTGTGTGGACTTTGGTATGTGTTTTGATCTGTCCATTTTGCCACAATCGAGGACTTATGGCTCCTTGATCTTCTAGTGGCCAACAAATTTCTTCACAACTACGATTTCGTTGATTAACCAACATCATGTTTCTTTCTGAAACATTAATATCAGTATTGAATAAATTTCCTTTGTTCTTAGATAACCATTGGAAGTCAATGTTATGCTGCTTTGCCGCATGACAGTTATATGTGGCATTGGATACCAAATCAATCTTTAAATATTTAAATTTATAAGAGCAATAGTAATCTCTGTCTGCAGACATCAGTAATCATCTTCTTGATTGTAGTTGTCTTCATCATCAAACTCTTCTTCCTCTTCTTCTGCGTAATCTTTGTCATGGTCTAAGTACGCAGTCAAGGCTTTTTTAATGTCTGAATCTCCTTTAAAGGCATCACGAATTTCTTCTACGTCGTAGTCATGATCAATCAAGATAGACACTATGCTCTCAGCAGCATCTATACGATCTACTACATTAACGTATCGTTTTAATTCGCCCCAAATTTCGCTTGCTACTTCTGTTGACATTTTATTCCTTTGACATTTTTTTATCGTTGATTAAATCAGCAATACAAGTAGTACACTGATTTTTTACACATACAGTTGGTTCCTTTAGTAATGAAAAATTTTCATCCATTAAATTTCCTAGATTATTATTTCTACAAACTCCTGACCAAACTTGAAAATCACTTTCAACTACTATACTATCCATGCCGGCTGCACAATTCCAACCTTGAAAATAAGCAATATTATTGCGCCATAAGTCCCAAGATTCGATATCAATTTCAGTGCCATCTGCTAGAATCGCTGTACAATCACTGTTTGGTGATTCAGTTAGAAATACGGTCATAAAAATTTACCTTGTTTGTTTTTTTTGTCCCGGCACTGGACTTTATATTTTGTTCGGGCCAATTTGTTCCCGGTTGCCACACTGGCTCAACTGGAGATACTTGATAATTTATATTATTTTCTTTGAGATATGCAATGTATTCTACTGTTCGGTCTTTGTTCCACTCTTCATCCATGACCAACACATTTACATGACAATTTATATTCTGTTCTTTAACATATTGAGACAAACTTGTTACAGTGGAAAAAAACTTAGATTCGTTCATAAATTCACTATGAGTGGAAAAATTAAAATTACAATATTTGCTTAATTTTTTGTAATCATCAAGTGAAGCAGTGCCATTGGAATAAACTGCTACTTCAACATTATGTTGACGATAGTATACTTTTACCCATTGCAAAAAAGATAACAAATTTGGATTCAGTGTGGGTTCACCACCAAGAATACTCACAGACAATCTCTTAGAATTATTTTGTGCCTGTTGTACAAGTTTGCGCCAAGCATCTTTTAATTCATCCAACGTTTTATGTGGGCTGTGTTTATCATGCCAAACATCGGGGCAATAACTACAAGCAAAATTACACCGTATACCAATTACCCACATGACATAAAGTTTGGGATATTTTGAACGTATTTCAACCACAGGATTGGCATCAGTTACTTGTACGGTTTTATTCATTTTGTGTTTATTCTTCAACAGCGTCAGACGTACTTACCTCTGACTTGATGTTCTTGAAGTCTGCCATGACTTTGTCCAAGCAACCATCATCGTTCTTTTCCCAGGCTTTGCGGAACTTCTTGATGATCTCGCCATCTGACGTGGTAAACACCAGGCTGTTGCCTTCACGCTTGAGCAATTCTTTCTTTTCAATCAAGTCCACCAAGCCTGAGTAAGGACTCATACCTGTGGTGTAAGGAATCTTGACCTGCACACCTTCAAAAGGCTTGGCATAGCGTGTTTTCATAACCTTACAGCCTGCACGAATACCGTTGACATCTGACACTTTGTTGCCGTCTTCGTCCTCTTTGAGCTTCATCTTCTTCATGGCCACAACAATTGAACTGGCGTAGATAAAGCCTTGTCCACCACTGATTTTATCATCGGGGTCAAACATGTCCTGACTTGCGTATGTGTGATTGGTACAAACCAAACCTACATTGTATGAACCAAACATGTTCACACAGTTACGCACCAAGGCAGTGAGAGCTTTGGGTTTACGACCAAGGTCACCCTTCATTTCGCCTGCATCAAACTGGTTTACGTCTGTGGGAGTCAACAACATGCCCAAGCTGTCAATCACAAACATGACCTTGGGACGTTCGCCTTCGGGTAATGCTTTGTAGTCGCTCATGAATGTTGATATGGTCTTGGCCACGTCATCAATCATGGCCATTGAAAGTTTCAACAGTTTGCTTTCGCTTGTGTCCACACCCAAAGCTTTGAGCCAATCTTCGTCCAAGGCGTTCTCACTATCAATCAGCACAACAAAAATACCTTGCTCTTGTGCATTCTTGATGATATTGCCTGAACAAATGTATGATTTGCCTGCGCCAGAATCGCCAGCAAACACCGTGACCTTGCCTAGGGGAATGCCGCGATTGAAATCGCCTGAGATCAAATAGTTTAGTGCATAATTGCCTGTTGAGATCCAGTCTGTGGGATCGTTAAAGCCAATTGACAGTCCGTCAATGCTTTTGGTAATTTCCTTACGGAACTTGCTTACGTCAAATGGTTTTCCCATGATTTTCTTCCTTGTATAAATCTTTAAAAATTGCTCTGCTGTCTAATTTACGTCTTGCGTCTAAGAGTTGTAGT